CAAATCTCAATGGTGCGGCCCGGGTAATTCATGAATTGAGGACTGATGTTAAGCGTGCCGAGCACCGAAGGAACAGTTGTAGCGTCCGCTGCCGAAATCGGAAAAGCAAGATTTCCAGAGGTAACACCGGGCAGGCTCATGCGTGAGCTGGGAACATAGGAATAAGTTGTACGCCCGTTAGGATTCGGCACGTAAACCGAGGTTGTCGATACAGTCGAAGCCTGGGGAGCAATGGGCGATGTGTTGACCGGAATAGCCGTCACGACCGCATTTGACGCTGCCTGGTTATAAGTGGTGTTGGTAACCGCGCAGGCTGGCGTGATGGTCTCAATGGTGGTCAGTGTGCAATAGCCGTTAGACACCGGATTCGCGCCGATTGCGGTAGGCTGCGTCACTAGAGGAATTTCATAAGCAAGCGGATATGAGGCCGATGCCAGCGTTGAATAGATTGTGTAGCCAACCGCACCAACGCAATTGGTTGGAGCCACAAACGTAAGTGAACTTGATCCTGCGCTCGGCGTGATGGCATACCCGGTAGAAACCGGACCCTCCTGCCCCATCGCATCGACGCAAGCCACGCCAACGGTGTAGGCGGAATTGGCAAAGGTTCCCGCCGGAGTGGTTGCAGCCGTAACGGTGGAACTAGTAAGCGTTGTCGGCGTAGTCATTACCGTTGCGCCACCCTGCGGATTCCAATAGACGGTAGCACCGGCGCGGGTGTCCACGATAGTCGTATCGGGCCATGTGGTGGCCGCGGTGATGATCGCACTGGTTCCACCCAGCGCCGTCCATGTGGAATCGATTCCAGCCTGACCGCCGCCGGTTGTTGAATAGTTCAACGCCTCCTGAAGGCCGAACGTACCAGACCGCACAACATCACCAGTTCCATGCGCGTAGGTGAATGTGGCAGTCACAGTGCAGGTTTGGTAAATCAGCGGAGTCGAGCAGGATACCGCTGTTGGGGTAACCGTCTCAAACGATGTACCGACGCCAACCGAGATGGGCGTTGTCACACTAAGCGGATTGAAAACAACCCCAGCTGGCGTGGTGATCTGGCCATAATTGAGTGTCAACGCATAGCTGGTGCCAGCAGTTCCCCCAGGCAGGCCAACCGTAAGCGCAGGGACATTTCCATAGCCGTAAGCGAAGCTGGTAGCCTTGTTGATTCCGTTGAAAGTGGTCACGTTCTGGGCAAAGGCGCACGCGGTAAAAAGCAGAACGCCCACGATGGTAGAGATTAACTTCCTCATTGTGTTACTCCTCTGGGCCTTTGCCCTTACCCTTGAAATCCGCTCAAGCCGCCATGCTCCGGCCCTTGAGACATTTCCTGCTCTTCGCCACCCTGAGACTCGCCGCCCATGTCCCCGGCTACTGCTTGTCCAGTTTCCTCCGGCGTGTCGTGCATCTCCGTCTCGCGGTGCTGCCCGTTCTCGTCAATCCCATGCGAGTGCATCATCATGCCGTCGTGATGCGCGTGGGAGTGCTTGCCGCCCTCGTGCGCGTGCGCCAGATGAGTGATCGCATGGCCGATGTCGGGATGCTGCTCCTCCTTGCCGCCATGGACGGTCTTGTAGCTGCCATCCCCGTTGGCGTGGAGTTCGGAACGCTCGCCGCCGCCTTCTATGGCTGGTTTGGCTTCCCCCATCGGCTTCTCTTTCGGGCCGCTCATGGGGAGCTTGCCTTCCTTGCCGAGGGGCCGTAGACCGCCCATGTGGAACCCGCCTTGCGTGTCTCTGGGCATGGGTTACTCCTGCGCCGGGATTTGGGTTTCCACTGTTGGAACTTGCTCGGTCTGAGCTTCGGTCTGCTCCAACGCGAAATCGTTTGACGGCGGAGCCAGCGGCACTATCCCAGGTCCATCGGGCTTGGGGCGCAAATCAGGCTTGCACATCCGGCCCAATGCCAGCCTGCGTGAACGGTACAAACGGCTTGAGCGGCTGGCCGTCAGAACCAATTCCGGGAGGGAAATTCCCAGCCACACCATACGAAGCGCCGTCTGTGGGATAATCCGTCCCGTCTCCGTGCTGCGTCCAGTTGTCATGCTCGGGATAGCGGCCTGTGCCGGAGCCTTCCGACAGCGTATGGCCCGCCAGTTCCTCCTGCTCGGTAAGCAGCGACTTCGGCGTGAATGATGGCGGCGGCTCAACAAACTTTGGCGCTGTGGCATTGCCCACCAGAACCGGCGCATGAGCAACGCCACTCACGACACCATCCGGCACCAGCCCAAGTGCGCGACGGCTCATTGACACCTGACCGCTATCCTCGACGATTGAGGGAGCATCGAAATACTCGCTCGCCAGCACGAGAACGCGGGCCTGTACGTTGGGATCGGACTGGGTGAGATGTTCCGCCTTCAATCGCGCAACAAAGGCGTTAACGCGTTCTGTATGCATCAGTTGCATTTTCTCTCCTTAGACGCTCTGCGTCCCATCTCTTATTGGCATTCTGTCTCAAAATCTCGCGTTGCTCGGGAGTGCATGGCCTATGTTTGCTGCCCTTACGTATTGCGCTGAGAGTGGCTAAGTGTGCGGCACTTTGGCGGCGACCCTTGAGGGAGGGGATAGGTTTCCCAAGATGCGCGCTAGCGATTTTGTCTCTCGTAACTTGTGGCATTGGACCGGGACGCCCATCCCCTCCATCGGTCAAATTATATCCATGACCTATTCCATTCCGAGTCCCGAAGAATGATATATAGTGCCGTTCGAGATCATTGAGCAACTTTATATCAGCGCAGGCAATTTCCTCAATCTTAAAGTTTTCCGCACCATACTTTCTCAAAGCGGCACCTAAAAGAGATTTGTTGCGCCTCGCGCTGGCATCTGCTTTATGCCCCCAAAACCTTTGCGCTATAGTAAGCGAAGTCTGGCCCACATACCTTTTGAGGTTCACCATGTTGGTGATCAGGTAAATGTAGCCTTTGCCGTTCATGCGTTAGCTTGCCCGCAGACTCGTAGTTGCATTTCGCTCTGCTCCTTCGCGGGTAATCCGCTCGTTCTCTTCATCATTCATCGCCCGCAACGCCGAAGCACTGCGAACCCGGATCGCTCCCTTGAGCGGCGCTTCTTCGCTTCTCAGTCTACGCTCCGCCAGTAATGCACGGCTGCGCATCTGTTCCAATTCCTCGTTCAGTGTAGCAAAAGCCTTTAGGTGGTCCTGATCGGCTGTGGCGCGCGCGGATTCAATCATGGCGCAAGCAGAACGCCCATCCTTGCGCGCGCGGCGCAACTCAACGAACAGAACGGCTGCTGTAGAAGTGGCAAGGCAGAGAAGAACTGCCATTACGATCTCACCCAATTGCTTGCCCTCCGTCGATTCTGGCTGCGTTTGTCGTGCTCGAACTTCATCATCGCCATTGCCCGCTTCTGCACCTGGTCGCCAGTTTCTGAAGGCATTCTATCCCATAATTCCTTTGCCTGCACAGCAATCGGGGCAGTTTGTCGCGGATTGAGCCACGACTTGATGAAATACCGGGCCGTATCCCCGCAGTCCTGCTCGAGCCGCGCTTGCCCTTTGTCGGTCTTAAGCACATCGTCGATGTCGTGCTTGTCTCGCATCAGAAGCGGGATGGAATTCAGCAGTTCGGGGCAATTAGCTGTGATCAGCCACACCGTATCCGTCGCCGCCTTGCCACGCACCATGATTTCGCTCAGCGGGTCGGCCTGCCCCTTCATCTTCGTGTTGTAGAGCAATGCGTGCATCAGAAGGTAGCCGCCCTTGCGCTCATTGTCGGCTGGGAACGGGGCTGGCAGCCCGAACGGACGCAACTGATCTCCAATCTCATCGGTTACCGTATGGTCTGAATCGCGCTCGCCAAACTGCTCGGGGCTGAAGAAATACCGCTCCGTGTCTTTGCGCTCAACCTCCGGCGTCCGCTTGGCAATCTCCGCACCTACCTGCGAGGAAGTCATTTCATTTGTGATGTATTCCCGATACGTCACAATGACGTTGACCGGCTTCGACACTTGCCAGCGCAACACATCCCACATCCGCTTTGGGCTCACCAGCGTTACGCCATGCCACTGCGTAACGCAGAAGTGAGCCTTGCCCCAGTCCGTACTCATGCCCGTCTTGTCCCACGGCTGGATCAGGGCCTCTGCCTGTGCTTGCGTAATCATCGTCGCTTGGCGGTCGAACACGCGGCCAAAGTAAGCACCCTCGAACGCATCCCACGATCCCAGCCAGTCACGCGCGCGGTATGACTCTTCATCGGTGTCGAGCGCCTGCGTATACTCACCGCGGGCAGCCGCATACCGCATCCGCTCCTCATCGGTGAAGATGTCATAGTATTTGCGCTCAAGTAGCCGTTCTTCAGTCCATTGGGCCTTGGGAATGCCATCCGCTTTAAGGTGCGCCTCGCAGATCGCCTTCTCTTCCGCAGTCAATCCGTCCTCGATCAGCGCCGGCCTCACCCATTCGACATTGTCCCAAGGATTGAACTTCACGAAATCGTAATTATCGGGATTCTCGCGCGGTTGGTACTCCTTCGAGTGGAACCATTTGCGGAAGGTTTGAATGCCCACTCCGCCCATGTTGTGAGAGATTGCCATCTTCGCACCGCCTGACGGCCAGCGACAAGCCTTATACATCTCGCGGATCTCTAATTCGAGAAATTGCTCACCCTGGTCGAGGAAGATGTATTTGTAATTGGCGGATCGGAAGAATTCTTCAACAGCGTCATAATTCTCCGCATATCCGAGGTCGAGCTGGCTACCATTCGGCAAGGGTGAGCTTCTTTGAGGTCTTGAGGTAGTGGTCTTTTAGTTGCGGGTAAGTCCGAAGCAGAGGATCAATATGGTACTTGCGCAACTGCTCATACGTCCGCATGACGATGCAGATCGTAATTCCCGGCTGCTCCATCATCAGCGTCAGTGCGATGCGGTCGATCCCGCCAGACTTGGCAGAACCACGCCCACCGCCTGCCCAATGATCCTGGCTTTGCCTTTTGTCAGTTTCTCGTATAGTTTCCATTGCTTAGGCTGGAGGCGGATGGGTATGTCAAGCGTTACCATCTTGGTTACCTACGCCACGTTAGCAATGACCGTGCAAAGCGTGGTCCCGGTGATCGACACGCACTGAGCCCAGTAGAAGACAAAGCCGGTATTGTCCGTGAAATTGTCGTTCTGCTTGTTGGTCGAGGTATAGAGCAGGAAGCCAGCGGGATCAGGCCCACCCGAGCTTGGATAGTTGTTCGAGCCGAATATCTCAATTACCGCAGTCGGCGCAGCAGCCCAATTGATTGTGAAGGTGATCACGCGCCGGCCAGATGGCGAGCTGCTCAGCACGGCGATGACGGTAGAGTTTTCAGCCGCCACCACAGTCTCCGCGCTAAACAGCGGGATTGTGTCGCCTTGAGCTACCTGGGTGGCTAGGATATTGGACGCGCCGTTGAATGGGGGCATGGATCACCTCGCTAACAGCGTATCACTTCTCAGCATCCGCCCCCGACGTATCGGCAGTAGGCTTCGTTCCGCCTCCCATGCGGGCAGCTTTGTGGCGAGCTACTCGCGAGTCCGAGTCTAGGTAGTTCGGCAGGTGCATTTCCTCGTTGAGCCAATTTACCCCGCAGGGGTTGCAGCGGATGTAGTCCGTCCGCTCCACTCTTGGGCGCTTGCAAAATGGGCACGGTGGTTCCGTTCCCAGCTCGTTGATTCGTTCCAGCCGGTTGGCTTCCTGTTCCTCGTAACTCAGCATGAATCCTCCAGTATGGGCTTTTGCATTTCCCGCACCTGAGAGGATTGTCAGACCTGCTGCACCAGTCTTTGCCGCATCGCAAACAGTGAAGGATTGTCATTGGTGGTTGAGGTTTATCATCCGCCTTGCGGTAATCCACTAAGGTGTATCCAATTTCCCTATGCCGCGCCTCATGATGACCTTTACACAACCAAACCACCTCTAATGGCCGATCATAATCCTCATGGTGAGCTTCAGCATGTACCGACCCGCAGACGATACATGGCATTTTGAGTAGATCGCCAGAAGCCACAGCTCTCGCCACTTCGCTATGAGCTTTAATCATCGCCCCTATAGGCCATCGCTTAAGAATATCCATCTATAGAGTGTACACCAATTACACCAACAGTGCTCACTTCTGTTCAGGATTCCCGCCGATGCGCTCCAAAACGAACCGCAGCGGCCCGCCGTCTGGGTCTGTGAGCGCCAGCTTTGCGGTGTCGCCGTACTTCTTGGGTGCCAGCTTGGCCAGGAGCCACTTGCGCGATTCAATCCGCAGCCTGCGATGCTCCAACATATCGGCCATCTTAACTTCGCGCTCATCACCCTTAATCGTAATGATTTCACCGACTTGCGTCTCGTCCGCAATCTGCTGGATTTCGTCCGCAAGGACTTGAAGTTGTGCATCTTTCGCGCGCGCATACATTTCACGTAATTCGGGATGATCTAGCATCCACCTGTAAAAAGTGTTTGCGCTTGGAAACCTTTCCTGCGAATCACATACCACAACAATGCTTTTGGAATCAACAGATAAGGAGAGACAAATGTCCGCCGCAATTTGAGGATCGTATTCGCTGGGGCGTCCGGCCGGCATGAGCCGATTCTACCACCGCCGCTCGCACAAGCTGTGGGGTATTGGAAGGGTAGGGAATATACTCGGTAGAAAATAAAGTTGAGCAAGGCTATTGACCTTGACTACGTACTACGTATAGAGTTGGTTTTGTCGGAGGGAATTGACAATGAAAACACTCACTTACAGCAATCCTCGGATGGAAGCAACAATCGAGAACTGGCCAAGCGGTCGTCATCGTGTCACGGCGCGGTTTGAGATTGAGCAAGACCCCAAGCGTGGCGAGAGGGCTATTCGTGCCACTGACGGCGCAGCCAAGAAGCTCACCTATGCCAAAATGGCCCGCATCGTTGACGGCAGTGATGGCCGCACCTATATCGCTGAATTCACGATGTATGGGTTCATTAGCATCATGCGCGGAGACATGAAGTTTCAACAGGAAACCATCTTTGAGCGTGATCAGCGGTATCCCGAAGCTCTGGAGCTTTTCGCATGAGCGCCCTTCCCGCCCTGAAGCCCCGAGTCTGCCCGCATCCGAAGTGTGGGCATGAGTGGTATCCACGCAAGAAGAACCCAACCATGTGCCCCGAGTGCAAGCGCAATCTGCCCACCCGTAAGCAGAAGGAACCAGCCCAGTAGCTACGAAAGGAATAGAGACAATGAGTGCAACGCCGAGATTGAAAGTGTATAACGCTGATTTGAAATACGTTGCTTCGTTTAAGCACGCCGAAGATGCCGCTATTTTGGTGGCGGGTCTTGGCCGTAACACAACGATTCGAGATGGACATAAATTCATCGTCTGGGATGAGGGACACGAGATCCAGCCAGCGAGTGAATCTTACGACTTAGTCGCGGAATGTGTGTACGCCAGGATGGATGCAGGCCGCGGCAAGACGACTCCCGCAACCCTGAAATTCGTGGTCGTTTCACCTGAAGATGCGGAGGCAATTCTCAATGGATGACAAAGACAAAATCCTTGAACTGATCAACAAGGCTATTGAACCGCGCAAGATGGGAGTTTCGGAAGCAATCGAATTCCTGCGCGATATCATCGACGAAATCAAGATAACCATAGTCGCTCTAGACGGCGACAAATAACAGCGAGCAGTGCGATCTTGCACCAATTCAGCCCAGACAGAAGAGAGGAGAAGTAGATGGCAAAGCAGCCAGCGTGGAAGTTGAAACAGGAAGAGGCTCGGCGTGTAGCTGGCCTTGAATGTGAGAATTGGAACCTCAAACATCCAGTAGGCGTCAAGGTGGCGCTTCTTAAAGACGGCGGCGAAACCATCCACACGAGGACGCGAAGCGAAGCCTATGTGGCAGATAGCGGACATGCTGTGTGCTTCTTTGATGCGGTATCTGGATACTACTTGCTGAATCGCGCAACCCCGGAGGTCCAGCCATGAGCAATGATGCGCACACAGCGACGCCGTGGACCTTGACGCACATCGAAGGCACTAACTTTGCCATCCAAGAATTCGATATTCGGGGCATGTTTGGAGACAGCCCGAACGTCTATCCGATATTTCAGAAAGACCGCTCGGCAATCGACGGGACTTATGTTTGCCTGCATCCAGCCGATGCTGCATTCATCGTCAAGGCCGTCAACTCGCACGACACGCTTACCGCGCTGCTGGGAGAGATGAAGACGGCGCTGGAATGGTGCTCGCGGCACTTGAAGAAGATCGAAGAGGAGCAGTATCCGGGAATTGACGAAGGATTGCGGCGCTTCAATTCTCGTGCGAACGCAGACGTAGTGATTCAAAAGGCAAAGGAGGCAGGACTGTGACAATCCAAGTGCAGGCCCGCATACGAATCAAGCTGAAGAAGGGCCAGTGCGCTGCGTGCTATCAGCAGTTCCCTTGCCTGTGCATCAACGCCTTCTTCGCAGAACCAGACATGGAGCAAGCCCCCGATGAGTCAGACCCCATCCGCGAACGCGAGCCCAAGGATACCGCAGAGCGCATCCTGGTGGCCTTCCTGCTCCTTACGCTGGTCGTGGGAGCCTCGGTGGTCATGTACGAGGCCGGCAAGGTTGTGTGGGCCTTCCTGGTCGTTAGGGGGTGGCTGAATTGAGCGGATTCAAACCTATCCCCTCTCCGCACGATGATCTACGCGCTTGGTTCTGTGCGTTTACCGATGCGCTGGCCGACATGAAGCGACTCTCCGAATTGGAAGCTGCACAAGTTTAACTGCACCACACCAACCCGCCGCCCACCCGCCCTCACTATGGCCCAGGAATGAGCCAGTAACGCCGTAGGGTGCCCGCCAATCTAACCATGCAGCACTCACCCACGAAGGCTCTCAGCAATGGGGGCCTTCCCGCCTAGAGGCTCTTTCTTGAGAAGGTTTTACACGGGATTGCACCACCCGTATGACGCGCAAGAGTTCGACTATGCGTTTATCAGCATCAATGCTCTGCGGCGGCGCAGGGGCGGATTTAAGCCGCGCAAATGGGTTTTAGATTCGGGCGCTTTCGAGGCGGTACGCAAGCGCGGCCATCACTCCATGAGCGTTTGGAGTTACGCGGCTCATATCATGTTTTGGAAGCAATTCGGCGAGTTGGAGGCGGCTGTCTGTCAGGATATGATGTGCGAGCCGTTCATGCTTGCGAAGACTGGCCTAACAGTTGCAGACCACCAGCGGGAAACGATCGAGAGGTACGATGATCTGTTACATCTTGCAACCGGCGTTTACATCATGCCCGTTCTGCAAGGCTACGAGCCGGAAGAATATGCGGATCACGCCCGTCAATACGGATCGCGGCTTGGTTTTGGCGCTTGGGTTGGCGTCGGATCGGTCTGCAAACGAAATGGAAGCCCAAAGAAGGTATTGCAAGTTCTGCGGGCCATCCATGCGGTTCGTCCGGATCTCAGGTTGCACGGGTTCGGACTAAAGATTACAGCGCTGCGTGATCCAGAAGTTCGGGAAGAATTGGAATCCTCTGATTCTATGGCGTGGAGTTTCGCAGCTCGCAGAGAAGGACGCAATGGTAATGATCCAGCCGAGGCTCACGCTTACACCGCTAAAGTGTGGGAATTGATAGCAGCTTGACGCTCACCCCCTCAGATGACGTGAAGCAGGTAGAGCAGCAGCAGAACCACCAACACGGTGCCTCTATCGTTCAGGCACAACAGGCTTGAGCCCTTTGCGGTGCATACCCTCTAAGTGGCACGCCGGACACCCACCCAACAGCACATTCCCTTGCGCCTCAGACCAAAACGCAGGGCGCTTGGAATGCAAATGGACCAGGTGCCAGTGATTCCAGGGTGTGTCGCCATCGCGCGGAATGGCACCTTCCCGGTGTCCGGGGTCCAGCGGTAGCCCATCGGCACCCCGAAGCTCGCAGCGGCCTTCACAGCGCTCGTAGACACGATTGCGCTCGGCCTCCTTCTCGGCTGGGCTTAGTTCGCCGCGCCGGAGGGTCTTGCGGGGGCGTATCATGCTGGCACCTCAAGGATGCGCTCGGCGTAGTCTGCGATCGTAGTGGATAATTCAGATGGAACGGTGGCCTTCTCCGCAGTCATACGTTTTAGGAGTTCACCATTTTCAGCATACCCACTTGGAGGCCAAGCATGGCGCTTTCTTTCCGTTTTGCGCTCTTCTTTGGTTAACTTGGTCATGTCGCAGGATGCCGTTGTCATACCCTTTTTAATACCTTGCGGCATTAGCATCGGGACCGAATTCCCCCATAGATAGAATGGCCCACAATGGTGGACTGCATTCCCGACGAACTTCTGCGCAGGCCTAACATTCTCCATAACGAAGGGAATCCCCGCCTCCGTCAGAATCTCCCGCGCATGATTGAACAGCTTCAGGCCCATCGCTGGGTATTTCGGGTTGGGATGGAAATGCTTCATGCCATGAACTGAAAACTCCTCGCAAGGCGTCGATGCCCAGCCAAAGTCGAAGTTATCGCGCACCCATTCCGCAGTCAGCGTCAGAATATCCGCCTTAATGAAAGTCACTCCCGCTGGGATGTCTGGCGGCTCAACCAGGTCCACAGCGGTCACCTGATGCCCACGCGCTGCGAATACGCGGGATATGCCAAGACGGCCGGCGCACAGATCGAGCACCCTCATGCGCCCACCTTCCTGCTCAGGGCCCACATCCGGCCAAATATCTGCGCGTCCGTGACATATTTCCGCCTGCCCCCGCCTTCCTCTTGCGCCCACTCCCGCGCCGTAAGTGGCGGATCGCGCTCTAGTTCAATCTGCCGAGCCGTTAATTCCACCGCTTCCACAGGCACCTGTTCAAATCGCGGCGGTTTCTTCTTTGGTTCCTTCATCTGCCGCCGAATGTCTGTTATGCTCTGCCGAGAAACGCCTACAAGGGCCATCAGGCGCGTCAGAGTGTTCCGGTGGACTCCCAGCACCCCTGCGGTCATGCTTACGTTGCCACGGCAACCTATCAGCGCCGCAATGATGTATTCCTTCTTGAACTCGATTACTGCTTCGTCAAGCGTCTGTGCCATCACGCCGCCCTCTCGTCGTGGACGATGTTCATGATTTCGCTGCATATCCCGCCTTCACGCGCATTGCCACCGCAGACGCGCGGGCGGTAATCGTGGTACTGGATGCACCCCAGCCGGAAGATGCGGCAGTCTGGGCACTGCCAGCGCACCATGTAGGTCTTTGGTTTGGGTGCCGCAGGTGGTTCAGGCTCTCGCTTCTTCATGGCGCTCTCCGTAGAATGAATTCCTGCACTCGCAGGGAATGATTTTCACGTCAAAGGTTCCGTCGCCAGTTCGGACTTTCTTATAGCCATCGAACTGGCACCCGTTCTTGTGGCAGGGCTTGAACTTCTCCCGGTTGTGCCGCGCGGTTGCCATCATGCCGGTCATGTTGAGAATCAGTCCAATTCCGGGGAAGGCTGGTTGTCCTTCGTCGCGGGGCATGTCGGCGATCTTCTCAATTGCTGCAATCACATCCTCGTGGCGCTCACGCGCGAGGCGGCGGGAGTAGAGCCCTAAAGTCAAAGCGTCCACCGTCGTGGCCCTCATCATCGCCATCTGGGTCAGGGCCATTGTTAATTCGCTCAAGCGCTTCTCGACAGGCTGCGAGATTTGCATCGCCTTTCCCTTTTCCATTACTGCCTCCGTTGGTTAGCGGCTTGTTGAATTGGTTCAAAGGTCCGTTGGCGTAGCTCGTCACGTTGCGAATCCACTTGCTCGGGCGCTCGCTGTGATTCACTTCCGATTTGAAGCGATTGCGTAAGAACCCCGTAAACTGCTCGGCGGTCACCGTTGGATTGGCGCTCTCCCACATGCCGAGTTGGGCCCCTTCGCTCCCATCCCAAGGCATAGGGATTGTGTTCTTAGAATTCCAGTAGGATTCGATGACGGCTTTTAGGGATTTATGCCTTGGACTTGATTCACGCTTCTTAGCTCCCTCCGAGGCGCGCTTGCGCGGCTTCGGAGAAGGCTTTTGTTCTTCTGTCTTTGTATCTGTATATGCTTCTGCTTCTGTATGGGTACACGGCGGCACACTTTGTACACTGTGATTGACTTTGATTGACGGTGATTGACCGTTAGACATAACAGTCTTTCGTCTCGCCCTTGATTCCGCCATCTTGCGCCGGTTGTATTCGCGGCGATCATCTTCATTGCGAATGGCTCTATAGTGTTGATGGGTAACCACATGGAACTGGTACGGGCCCTGTTTGATGAGCCGCCGCCCTTGGTGGTCACCGTTGCGGCTCTTGGGATCGGGGGCGCAGAGGAAATCTATCGCGGCCTCTATTTTGTCCGGGGAGCTTCCGAGAATCGCTGACAACATAATTGAGTTGAGTTCGATTGTTGAATCGACGGTGTTGGCTATTACGTATCCCCAGACCGCGAATACCTCGACGCCAGCGCCGAACATGGAGCCTGTGTAAGTCGATGAGAAGTGTTTTCCGTACACCGTTAATCCCCCCGCTCGAATCGTCTGCGGCAAGCTCGGCACTGTATCTCTCTCGGCACGCGATATTCCCCTATGTCGAACACAATAGCCCCTCCCGCAGTCTGCGCGATGGCTCTGCCCATGACGGGCAATTCCGCCTCAGCACCACATCGTGGGCACTCATAGGGGATATTCTGTGTCCAGCCCGAAGGTGGCACATCCCCGTCGAGTATCCGCCATGTAGCCTGCTTGCTCATATTCACCGCGCCTTCGAGAATGAGTCAAATATAACGTTATGTATAACGAAAGTCAAAGACTATTATGCTGCCCGTTTACCCTTTTTCCTGAGTTCGTAAAGGCCCCGATAAAACGCCCGCACAGCACGTAGTCTGCGCCATTTTCCGCAGAAATGCGGGCTGGAGCCCAGATAGAGCATCCAGCCCCAATCGCTATCAATCCACGTCAGGCCGCGCTTGCCGCACTTGTCGCAGATGGGCATGGGTTCATGGTATTACGGGCCTCAGTCGCGGTCGATTTCGGCGAGTGCTTGATCCCAGAAATCGCGGTTGCGTTCCCATGCTTCGAGAGCCATGCGCGTTTCCGCAATCAACTTTTCGCCGCGCTCAATTTCGGATTGAAAGTGATTGGCTCGCTCTTGAAACCTCTCCCGCAACTGCTTCACGCTGAGGCGCGTCTGCTTGGGCTGTGGTGCCATCTTGCAGCGGTGCGTGTACAGGGTGTGGTCATTTTTGCCGGTGCCATATCCCACGCGCTGATTAGGCTTAAGCGTCTTCATCTCAACTTGCCCGCCCGGACGTTGTACAAAATCCCATTCCGCGTCAGTGACCCCGCACTGGCTGCACAAGTCCTCGCGTGGTGCCACAGGTGTCTGCGCCAGCTGCTCCGCCAGGGCGGGCCTCTGCGCTTCGGACACGGCGGCGGCGATATCAGCCGCAAGTTGTTCATCGCGGGTTTCAACTGCTGGTGCAAGGCCGATCTTCGCCAACCGCTCGTTTGCGGCTGCGAAGTCATCGGGCGGGATCTCAAGTGCTGCGTTCGTGCGTGTCATGCGTTTCACTTTCCTCTCTGCGTTGGTTGCGGGGTCGATGCGCTCGGCCCGGCAAGTTGCTAATTCGCGGGGGCCAGTCATTTGTGCCAAGCGTAAATAGGCTGCTCAATGATCCAGATGTGCCGCAGGTTGGCGACATTCACTACTTCTGAATTAGGCGGGAAGATTTCGGCTGCCCAGTGCTCAGCAAAACCGCACCCGTCCTTCACCTGCATCAACTCCTCCCAGCCGATATCTGCTCGCCAATCACCCTCGCGGGTAATTTCGGTCCTGCAAACGCTGATTCGCTGGCCTCCGTTTGCTGGGGCGAATACTTGCGCCAAAAATAAGCGACTGCGGAATATGGCTACTGGGCGCAGTTCGGTGCGTGGCCAGTCCGATTCAGGAACCGGCTCCATCTGTGATCCCCACTTTGCATTTTCCATTTTCTGGTACGCTCTGCGCTGATCAAACTCCGCTCGCGACATCGGCACCCGCGCTATCATCGTTGCCATCTGCTCTCCTTTTCTACGGTGTCATATTGATTGAATCAAACCAGGCAAAGTCTGGGCCGGTAAGGTCGTTGTCATCGAACGTCTCGGCTGGGGGCTCACGGCGCTCGCGCTGAACGCGCTCCGGGTACTTCTCCGAAATCTGCACGACAAGCTCCGCAGCCTCCGTCATAGCCTTCAGTGCCGCGTCTTCCATTGCGCGGTGCATATCGGGATCTGCCTTGAGCGTCTTGATAAAGCGCCGGAACCTGTCTGGAAGCTCAGGGCAAATATCCGGGGGGCAGTAACTCATGAAGTCCCATTCCGGCAACTCGCAGCACAGCATTCCAAGCTGCATCTGCGGAACGTATTCCTCGGGGATCACATCTTCCTTGAGATAGCGCATGTGGGTGTGAGGCAACGGCACCTTGATTTCAAGGCCGCGCTGAATCGGCAGCATGATCCCGTCTGGGCTTGCACCGAGGAAGTCGATGGTCGGATGCAGGACAAACCCGGTCTGCTCTACCTCGTTGCCCGTGTCCATCCAGTATTCGATCCGCGCCTCCCCCTCGTACTGAGTTCCAATGTCCATCGCCGGCGAGACGTAGTGCGGTACCGGCACGCGGGTGATAAGTTCGGTCGCCAACTCAAGAATGAAGTTGTCGCGCTCTGCGCTTGAATCACCCACTTTCTTAGTGCCGGATGCGCGTTTGAGGAAGGCCATCGCCTTCGAGATATTCGACGCCCCGATCTTGCCGACGCGGGCTGACAACCATTCCGCCGTACCCTGTTCGTTGCAGACTACCCTCATTGCAGCCTCCGTTTTGCCGCTTCATAAGCCGTCTGAAATGACTTCTTCGCCGCGCTGTCGTTCAAGTCCTTCGCCTTCCTGTAGCACTCGCCGAAGATTCGCTTGAGGTCCTCAAGGTTCGTCGCGTCCTTCATGGCGTCTTCGTACTCGATCACCGTGTTTTCCGGGAGGCTATCGGTCGCTGTGCTTCCCGCCCTATTGCCGTCGTCGTCCTTCTCTTTGAATCCCAGGTCAAAGATCATGTTCTTGAGGTAACGCTTGCCGTAGGTGATTGCGCTCCCGGTGGCATGGGTCCGAGTCATCACCCCGCCGCCCTTCGGCCCCTGCCCATCACAGGGAAGTGGAAGCGGATACCGGCGCGAGTATGCGCCTTGACTCAAGATGCCAACGATGGTAACCATGTTCGGCTGATCATGCGGCTCCGGCTCGAAAGACAGGCTCATATCTTCGCCTTGCATGAGGCTCTGAATCTCGGAATCTACGTCTTCCGCCAGAGCGTAATGGCTGGAGGTCTGAGCATTCCAGCCCCGCTTAGGAATACGCTTCAACTGCTTCTGAATCCTTAGCAGCGAAGCATTGAAGCGGTCCCGATCCTCGTAGTCGCGCTGCTTTGCCATCTGCTCAAGGATTCTGTCGGCGACGGCCAAAGCCTCCGGCCCCCCACTGTCAAGCGCCTTCTGAAACGCAACCTGGATCATCTCCATGGGCTGCATCGGCGCAACCCTCGTTATCTCAGTGCTCATGCTTCCCTCTCCCCGCAAGGCCTGTAATCGCTGCCCACCGTGCCCACCATCCGCATTGCGCCCATGTAGGCGTTGCGATCCGCCTTCGTATGCGCTTGGCGGCTGTTCATGTCCATTGCCAGCTCCACCGCCTGTGCGCGGCGCTGCCTCTGGTCTGCTTCCCAATCGGTTTCGTTCACGCTGGCACCCCTTGGGCGATCTTTCCGGCAGACTTGATATCGTCAATGGTTGCCAATGCGCCTTCCATAAAAGCCAAAGCCAAATAGTCTTGCAACATTCCGGGGGTAAGGACGATTACGCCCGCTGCGCTAATCCAAAAAGGCTTGATGTGCTCGACTTGCTTCAAGGCATATTCCTGAGCTTGAGTTGCCATTGTGTTCTCTCCCTTGAAATGAAGATAGGCCACGAGGGCGTTGCTGTCTACAATTATTTCACAAATTTCATAGTAGACACATTTATGAATGTATGCGACTATTGCTCATGGCCGAACTTCGAGTAGTTAAATTCGACGACAATCTGATGGCGCAATTGAAGTCTAAGGCCGCGCTGGCCGGGACCACTCTGCGTCTGTATGTGATGGATGCCCTGCGGGCATACATCAAAGCGGGAGGCAAAAAGTGAATAGGTCTGGGGTATACGTTCTTTACGGTGAAAAGGACGAGTGCCTTTACGTGGGGCGCTCGAATCGCAATCAGAAAAGAGGAAGTAGATGGGGATGATTAGGCGACTCGATGAGTGGTGGGCTATCTGCTACAAAGACGGAGCTATAGCGTGCGATGACCGAGGACAAGGTCATTTCTATTTCAGCAGACGCGAGGCTCGTATGGCGATGCGCGGTGCCGTAGAGGAGCAAGGGGCGGTTCTGCATATTGAAAAGGTGGTTGCGGAGTTCAGGTAATCCTGCGCCCTCACCGCACAGCGGATCAACTAACGCATCACAGCTAGCGCCGACGACTGGGAACTAGCGGGAAAGGACACAGAGAGCCGATGACGAGCAAAGGGGTGATGAGAATGGAAATCGAGGTAGGAGTTACAGAACGCGGCTTTGAGCGCCTTGTATTTGAGGACAGAAACGGCGTGAAGTGCTCGCTGCAAGTCAGTAGCTTGGCAAGCGAGTATGCAATTTGGTTGGGATGCAACGATGCCGATCCGAAGGTGCTTGTTCCGGGTCAGGGATGGAAACCATTCCCCCTCCCCGATGAGGCAATTGCCAACACGCGAATGCACTTAACATTGGACCAAGTGAAGCAACTCCTTCCATTTCTGCGTAAATTCGTCAGGACTGGAAGACTCACGTAACCGCACCACCAGAGGACATACTATGACCCAGCAGGAGCAGGAAGCGTATGTAAGAGCGCGGTGGGGCAAAGTGAAGACCTTCCGCAAGAGATGAGTTTCGGATGCCTCGACATTGTTGGCTGGTCGGGTGAAGTGAATTGGCAAGCCGCCTTCGACTTCACCGTCGCCCGCGAGGAAGAGATACGGCAACTAAACGAGGAAATCTGCCAGATGGATGATCTCAGCCAGATGAAGCGGCAGGACATTGACTGCGAGATAGACACCGCCGAGGGCTACGACCCATCATGGAACGATAACGCGCTTGTAGTCTACGTGCGGGACTTGTGCGAATACAGTCGCACTCTCGTCCGTCTCCAGCAAGCCTTGGAAGACCTGACGAAAGGAATGGTGAAGGCATGAGCGAGATACAACGGTACGGAACGCTAACTTGCGACTGCCTGCGCGGAAGTCCAGAACCGCAGAGTAATGGTGATTGGGTAACCCACGCCGACCACGCCCGCATCGTGAGCGAGTTGGAGAAGAAACTGGAACGTACAACAGACCTTGTTCGCCACCAGCGCGGGGAACTGTTTAACGCTGAACTCATCAGCTATGAAGAATTCGCAGCCCTGGCAGATGACAGCGAAAGTGGGCAGCGCGTGGCTCGACTTGAGGGCTACGATGCGATGCGAAAGGAGTTAAAGACGGCGCGGGAGTTGCTGCGGGAGTAGGACGAGAATTCCATTATGGGGTGCGCGTACCAAGTGGCTGGAGAATGATGTGCATTCATGAAGACAATCGTTGCGACCTTTGCAAGCGCACCGACGCCTTTGAGAGTAGCGCAACCAGCGCCGGGTAGGAAATCGGTGCATAACACTGAGCAGAGAGCAGGAGGACAGGGGATGAGGAAATCAACTTTGATAGCAGTCGTGGTGAGCATGAGTTTATCCTGTGCTGCACAACTTCCTGATCGCATAAAGACTTATCATCCGGAACCACTACCGTACCCGTGGGGCGTTTATGAGTGGCTTGATCTGCTTGATCCGTATGCATCAACCCTAGCTAACGTCACTCAACACACGGAGTACGTTTTTGTGGTGGGTGTATCTGGTGGCTCACAAGAGAGTGTAAAGATACCTGTCAATGGCCAGGTTATTATGGAGGGCTACGACAAAGACGGTCACATGACGGTTACCGTGTATCGCGATGGTCATGTAGAGGCAGCGGATAAGGCCGCATTGACAGAGATGTCTCGTTTCTTCTGGGCAGAGTTCGCTAAGTATTATCAGCAAGAAACAGGCAAGTGCCTTGGAGGCAGCCATGACCAGCGATAACAAGCCGCAGATACCGGATGACCCGAGGGCAGAGTGCCCATTTTGCAAGGGAGTTGGAAAGCGTAAAAGAACTCAATTCGCATCGGCTATGGACATGGATGCAAATGATACACCAACCACATATATGGCCAGTTGCCACGAATGCCACGGAAATGGTTGGATATGGGCACTAACCCAAAGTGAAATGGCAGAGTGCATCTCCCAGCAAGCCGCCGAACTAGCCCAAGCGCAGCAGACGCTGAGAGAATGGTTAGCGGCCAACGGCTCCGGAGGCTGGATTGATGATTTACGCAAGCAAGTGGAGAAGGATCGGGCCACGATAGCGCGACTGAGTGTGCCGCAGATACGAAAGGAACTTCTCCATCAATATGCCAATGCGACGGAAGGGCTGTCGGCTAACGGTCCTCAAGTAGCAGCACTCATCGAAATCATCGACAAGCAGGACAAAGAACTCGCTGCGCTCAAGGCGGAGAACGCACGGCTGAAAGCGCCGGTCAGCGATGAGGAGTGGGCTACCTATTGCTTCCCGACAGCAAGCCAGATCAAGGTAATTGCGCGGCAGGATTTTGACTTCATCATCCAGTCCCGCCTATCCGCCCCACCGCCAAACACTAACCCTCCCGGCCCACCAGAGCCGCCCAGACCGCCACGCGACAGGAGTGTTCGATGAAGGTTGAACTGGAAGTAAGCGGCAGGGATTTGGTCCTGCTTTATCTTATGACAGGGAATGAGGATGCGGGGCGGATTGTCACCAACGCCGCAAAACTCTACGCCAGAGAGCATCCGCCAGAACCGAGACGCAAACGTCGCTCTGACGGCCTATCCGCCCCACAGAAAGAGGAACGATGCCCTGCATGTGGCGGCACAGAGAAGGTGCTGGCAGGCGAGCCCCGCATTAACGAGTGCGACCACTGCTATCACGCTTGGGAGAAGAAAGAGGAGCCACATGCTGAGTGAACCGCTAGGCCGCGATTGGATGCGTCCGTATCGCTTGTTCGATTTGCTTGTTGCTATAGAAGTGGCGAGGCAGAATGAGCACAAGATATGGGCCAAGTTGCGCGGGGATGATAACCACGTCTACGAAGTTTGGCCGGGAGGCCGTAATGTAGCTTGGCCTGTCGATATGCTGGAGAAGCGCCGCCAGCGGCAAGCACCGCTTCACGCCGATCACAAGTGCAAGCACGTCTGGGAAGCGCGGCCTGATGGCTTCAAGCAATGCTTCCAATGCGGTCAAGTGAGAGCAGATAGCCACACCCACCGCCGCCCGATCAACGCCCCGGAGAAGCCACGAAGCCCCGCGCACAGAAAAGCCCCACCTAAGTGAGGCTCCTCTGCGCTCTGGTGCTCTTGGACCTCCTTTAGACGGAATTGGGGAAGGACTAAACTGCCAACAGGCCCAGCTTAATGCCGAGGCCCACTACCGAGCAAGCGGAACGATAGGCGATGGAGGAAGTGAATGCGATCTGTTATCGGCGTGAGCGGTGGAAAAGATTCAGTTGCTCTCGCTTTGCGACTGCAAGAGGTCGAGCCGAATACCAATTGGGAGTACATCATAACGCCCACCGGGGATGAGCCTCCGGCGATGGTGGAGCACTGGGCCAACCTTGAGCGCATTCTCGGTAAACCCCTGACTCCGGTGCTCAACAAAAATCTTACTTTGAATGGCCTGATCCAAATTCAAAAGGCGCTACCCAATTTCCGCCAGCGTTGGTGCACCAGGATTCTCAAAATTGAGCCGACAATCGCGTGGTGCGTAAAGAATGCCCCAGTTCTCATGCACGTTGGACTTAGGGCAGACGAAGACGAGCGAGAAGGCATCTATGGAGATTACGTCCAGTCGCGTTTTCCGTTCCGTGAATGGGGTTGGGGGATAAAAGAAGTCTTAGGTTACTTGGAGTACCGGGGAGTTAAGATACCCAAGCGAACCGATTGTCGTAGGTGTTATCACCAACGAATTTCAGAATGGCGCGACTTACTGCGCGATGACCCGGAGGCTTATTGGGAAGCATCAGGACAGGAAGATACCTACGGGCATACTTTTCGTTCGCCAGGGCGTGACACATGGCCTTCCGACCTAGCCAGCCTCGCCAAAGAGTTTGAGAGCGGAAGGAAGATTCGCGGAGATGGAAAGCAGGGAACGCGATGCCGAGTGTGCAGCCTGTAGCCCTCCGGCTCATCACCGAAGGGCTTTTCTGTGCTGCATGGGGCTACGTAAGCAGTCCGCTGGTCAGAACCGTATCCGGCGTCAGGCCCGTAGAGGCGCAGACGCCAGCCTGATACGCAGATACATCATTGCCATCGCTCGGTGGTGCCCACTTGGCCAGCGCAGCGGCGATGGTGAGGCCGACATAGCTCTCTGTCAGCAGCGCCCGCATAGCAGCCCATCCTGTAGGAGCATCGGGGAAGTGGGCGAACCTGGCAACCTCGTCATAGCCTTCCGGGATCGTCTCCAGAACAGCGCCGAACTTCTCTGCGGTCCACGGGGCGAAGTTGATATTGCCGGGGTTGTTACAGCGGGTGGCGCGGGTATTCGGAGGTCCGAAACCTTCTTGCCTGCCGATGGCTTCCATAAATGTCAGCATAGGTTACCTCGTGATGCTTTGCGCGGGCTGGTACTGTGTTCTAGCCTCACGGCTCGTTCACACGTTCAGGACGCCCGCGCAAACTGGTTATGCCACTGGTGCCGATGCGCCGGTCTTCGCCGTGATATTCACACCAGCCTTAGTGAATGCTGCCTGAATGCTCGTCCACACCGTCTTTAGGTCCGTGAACACCGTAATGTCCAGCGGCACGTTGATAAATCCCTCTGTAGCTGCTGCAGACGCATCTGTTACCGCTTTATCGACGGCACCGAGTACGGCTCCAATGGCGGCGAGTTCGGCGGGGGCGAGCGCGAGAACCTTCTCTGCGCCAGCGATGAAGTGCAGAACGTCTTCGGCGGCTACTTCAACTCCCTTTTCAATGTTCAGAAAAATGTTTGCCAAATGGTGAGCCTCCTTTGGCTCGATTACGGTTTGGTAGGGTTTACCGGCACCGCCAGCGGGTCAACCGGCTTGAGTGTGGCTGCGACTTGCTCGACTTGCGGCGAAGGCGGGAAGGTAGCGGGTACGGTGGGATTCGGCTGCGGAAAGTAGAGATGGATGAGCGCGGCGGCTGCGACCATACCCGCTGATTCGGCCATCTTCTGCCACGATTGCAGGGAGAAGTCCAAGTGTCCAGTCGTGTAGGCGGTCATGACCTCGGAGCCGAACGCACCCGCAAACGCAGTCCATGCGGCGACGAATACAGGGTTGCTGCGAATCGACTTCAGCCATGCGAGAAATGCGTTCATCCCGTTCTCCCTTATGCTATCGGCTCATCGCTCAATGACAGCGTGATATTCCGAAGATAAATGGTAACCTCTCCGGGCACAAGGATTTCTGTTTGAATCTGGACCGCACAGACGTTTTCCCATGCCTCGCTAAGCAAAAGCTGGCCCTGATCTGCCGGGGAAACCTCGAACTCGCTGCCGCCCCACTTCGCCGATAGGAAACTGTAGGCCGTCGCAGTCATGTAATGCCGGAACCGGAGTTTGGTCCACGCCGATGGCAGGATGGGATAGAAACCGCTGTCCTTCCAGTTCGGCGAGATTTGGAAAGATCCTGTCGAGAGATTCAACTGGCCCGAGAAATCACCCACCTTGCCGGTAACAATGCACCGCTTCAGGTCAAGCTCCAGCCGCCCCAGATTTGCCATGTCGGCCGGCGAAACGTACACCTCGGCGTCGAGGCCGGAGTAGGGCAGAGCAGCGATATTGAAGGGCGCGATATTCGGCTTGCAGGCCACCAGGCCACCGCCCCAGGCTTTCGATGACGTGTTGACCACCTTCAATAGGCTTCCGGGGAGCAGGGCGGCTGTGAAGGAATCGGCGGGGACCGGGTTGATGGTCAGCCCGATCTGGGTGAGCCACGGCTGAGTTTCGAGATTGGAGAGAGTCAGAATCATTGCTTTTTATCCTCTGCCTCTTTGATGCGCTTAGTTCGCTCACTGTGGCATCCCGTGGCTGTCCTGATACTTGACGGCCTTCTCGTGCAACTCTTTCACAGCCTTATCGTACTGCGCCCGCGTCAACGTGCCGCCTTTTCCGTCTGAGAACAGGGAATCCCCTACACGCTGGCCGAACGGGGGAGGCGCGGGTTTGGGAGTAGTGGTCATGCTGGCTGTGGCGGTGGCGGAGTAGGCAGCGGACTGGGGTTGTTCGGGTCCGGCTGCGTTGGGGGATTGGGCTTAGGATTGGGTGTGGTTCCCATCGGTCACTCCTTATTGCGGCTGAAATCCAGACGGCAGGCCAGCGTGCTGCGGCTGAGAATAGGATACAACCGGATCAGGATGCGCGGCGGAGTATTTTCCGTGAAGTTGCCGATTTGCCTCCAATCCAATCAGCGCAGCAACCGCAATGGAGAGGATGGTAAGCAGGGCCGTAAGCAACTGCCAACGCCGGTTCTCGCGGATAGCGTCTTCTTTGTCGCGCTTATCCTGAAACTCGATGTTGTTCTTGCGGTTCTCCCGGTATTCAGAGATGAAGCCGTTCAATGTAGCCTGCATACCTTCCCTCCCGTTGCCTTTGACGATGGCAACAAGTTCCTGCACCGCATTCCGAACGGTCCCGCCGCACTCTTCCCAGCTACCGTCACCCCAGTTTAAGTCCGACAAGGTCATCTCCTGTTTGATGCCAGAATCTAGTTGCCCGGTCCCGATTACTGGAGTTGCCGGTCCTGCAAAGCCCCTTGCGGGGTGGCGCTAAAACTTCGGATACCACTTGCTGGTGCCGGGATCGTAGGTGAAGTCGTACCGATAGCCCACAATAGCTGTGATGGCGACGGCTATGTTTCCCCCTGTAGTCGTCGTCCAGATTCCATCGGCAATCAGTCCCACGTTGCAGTCGAACCCGGATACACAGGCTGAGGGAACGGTGATGGTGGCAATCGCAGTCGTGCCGGTGACGTGGTAAACCGGCAGGATCGGCGCGATGGTCGAAGCTGAGGCGATGGCGGTCCCTTGCCGCTCGAAATAGAGTCCGGAGCCTGAGCCGCTGCTGCCAGCCGGGGCATAACCTGCGACCGCATGACTTGGATCGAGTGATGCGTAATTGGGGTCAAATAAGACGCTTGCATTCGCACCGCCGAACAGCCCAGCCCCCAAACCGATACCCGAGGATGAGCCGTTGTAGCCCACCCCCCCGGTGTTCTCCATCTCGATCCAGACGGAACTTGAATTGCTTCCGCGCCCGAGAGAGAGTGCCTGGTTGTCCTGGTAGACTTCAGCCTTATTGTTGAAAACGTCGTAGGCAGTTCGTGAGTTGTCGAAGCACACCTGGTCAGCGACAACATGGAAAGGATTGAACACCGTCGAATTGGTGGCAGAGTCCAGTGAGCCGTTGAAGGTGAAGTAATCGAAGTTGTGCGCGATATATGTGCCAGACGGTGCGGTTCTGCAAGTCGGGTCCACGACGCTTACGATCTCGCCCGACTGAGCAACGTACGAGTTGACCATCCCGTAAGCGACCGGAAAGCCGTTGTACTCGTAGTAGGGAGAGATAATGGTCACCTTCCCGCCAGTACCTGCCGCATTGAAGTTATATCCGAGTGACGAGTCCATATCGAAGTTGGTGTAGGTGCCAGAGTAGGTGTAGTCGATAAAGCCAGGCGTGAAATACCAATGCGCATACGTGATCGCGCTGCCTGTTTCGTCCGCTATCCCTGCCGTCGTGCCGAAGTTCGACAGGATGTTCTGGATGAAGGCGTTGTGAACGTCGAAGTAAATCCCGTAAGCGACCGTGGGTTCATCCATAATGTACATCGCCAGAGTGTTCGTGCCGAGACCGGCCAGCGGGCAACTGCCGGCGCTTGTCAGCGTCAAGCCTGTGACGCTGTACGCACCTGCCGAGCCAGAGTAAGTAGGCGTCACCGACGGCGCAGTTGCGCAGATCGGCGATGGGACAAGCGCCTTGGGGATGAACTTGTATGTTAATCCCGTGCATGGCGATGAGCCTGCCCCGGGGTTGTAGCCGGACGCATTGCAGATGCTCAGGATTGCGACGCTTGACACATAATTGGCCGTCGTGGTCGAAGTAACCGTGACAGTTCCTGAGCAGGTTGCCCCGCTGCCGCTGGCGCAGGACGCCGTGGTCGGCGCGGCAGAGCAAAGCGTCCCTGCAGCTGTCACAACCGCGCTGGTGAAAGCCCCGCTTGTGATGGTCACGGTAGCTGTGGACCCGGTACATCCATTGTTAAAGCCGGAGAGCAAAACTGTGCCTGTTCCAGCCAAGCTGCCGCCAGTTGCAGCCGTCACTGAGCCCAGGGTACCCGATACCGTAATCTGGCCCCAAGCGTTGCCAGCGCCGTTGCTCACCGCATGGATGAACATGACGGTCCCATTCATATACGACTGCAGGCCGTTGACCCTTGTGAGATAGTTGGCGCCAGCGGAAGGACTGCCAAGCAGCCAGCCGCCCGTCAGAGCTGCCCCATGCACAGTCGGAGCGCCTGTCCACGATCCGCCGAGCGGGTTGATTCCTACCACGTCGTCGAACTCGGCGTTGTAGGTGTTGGCGATGTAGCCGAAAGCGGGAGAGGTCGTATTCGCATCGAACGTCACGTTGCGGAAATGGGGAGCCGTGAACGGCGTCTGTGTGCCCGGAACGTAAACCATCGGGTAAGTGGACGCGCAAGATGAACTCTGCTGAATCACCGTACTCGGGAACTGACCGTAACTTTGTGATCCACCCGATGGCTGCGTGCCGGAAGCGGGGACACCCTCCAGAGAAAGCGTCGCGCCGTTGGTTGCATCGTAGGGCCACGCGGTATCCAGACAACGCGGATAAAGGGCGCTGCCTGCTTCCATTTTGTACCCGAGGCCCGTGGAGTTGATTTGCGTGTAAGCAGCCGCAAGTGCGCAGTCGTATGCGGTTGGGGCGTAGGTCGTCGCGGTCAAAGTCGGCATCCACCCATAGCCGGTTCCAGGCGTGGTCGAATTATTGTTCACCCCTGAAACATACTGCACGCCGCTGTAGGTCACAGACTGGCACATGGAGTAAGTGCCTGCCGACCATGCACCGCCGTAGGTTCCACCGCTCGGATACTTCTGCACGAAGCTGTCAAGATAGTAGATCGTCCCAATCTGGAGGGGATAAACTGTTGCCGCTGCCACTGCCCCTGCGAATCCGACTACCTGCGACGATCCCGAACCACTCAATGTAAGCGAAGTACCGCCAATTCCCGTCACCGTGTTGCTATTCGACGGCCCGTTTGCGTCGCCGGAGAGGGTGCTACCACCACCAAAGCAACCGCTCGTGGTAAATGCTCCCCCTGTCCCGTTCGGGCATATTGGCGAAGTGCTAGGCGATGTCGCTACGCCAGTGTCGATGATGCTCCCAGTCTCAACCGAAGTGCTTTGAAGTGCGCCGTTGACGATGCTCCATGTTCCGTTGATAGTCAAACCGTACTTATACGCCAGATAAGTCTCGATACCGAGATTTTGCGTACTAGTCAACTTCGTGCTAAAGGCCATGACCTCTGCGATATCACCTGTGGTGGTTGAACTCAACGCAGAGGAATTCACGCCTCCGATACTGATCCCGCTGAGTCCAGCCCCATCGACAGTACCGCCCGAGAGAGACGCAACCTGAGTACCGTCGTGGAGAATCTGAATGTATTCAGTCGCAAAGTCCTGCTGCACCACATCGATGTGCCATAGGCCGTCGTCAACCACAGTCCCGCTCACCGAGGGAGAACCATTGTTGTCTGTGGCTAAAACAGTTGCCGAAGTGTACTGAAGTTGCCCCGCTACACCAGAACCACAATAGCTAAAGCATGGCGGTCCACCGTCATAGGCCACACCAGTCGTTCCTGTGGTCTTCTTGTGCACCACGAACACCGTTTCCGAGTATCCGAAGAAAGGCCATATCCCGCCAGTTTTAACATAGGGGTAAGTGGTCCCGTTTACGAAGCGCACGGCGGGGTAGCCGTTGATGTCGCTCGGTACGCACACTCCGTAGGTTCCGCCGCCTGCTGTCAGTGTGTTGCCGTTCCCGCTGAGGTCCGTCCATGCGCTCAGGCTCGCGTTGGGGCAGACCGATGAGGCCGCATACCAGCCTATAAGATTACTTTGAGGGATCGAGTTCACATCCCCCGACCCCGCCCCACCCAAAAAGGCCCCAAACCCAAACTGATCGAAATACGATCCGCCCTCAAGATACTGATTCAGGTCGGTGCCCACGAGGTTGTTGTTAACCTGTCGTATGTTTACAGCGGTAACGGGAGGGTAATTGTCGTAGAACGGCGTGTTGCCTCTCAGGGTGTTATCTTGCATGTCGATGTCGGTCATGCCGATGGACGTATTTGGTTCATCCCCAAGCGCTCCGAGAAGGTTGGTGAAGGTATTGTGCCTCACCTGCATGGTTGCGCTGCCGTCCAGCGCGTTAGAGAACACACCGTGACAAACGTTGAGAGCGCCTGTTGCCAGCCCAGCCTCCGTCGCCGATCCGTTTGCGTGAGTAAACGCCGCCGTGAACTGGGTGGATGTCAGTCCGCTCGTGTTAACAATGATTCTCTGGCTGTTGAAGAAAGCGCTGGTTCCGAAGCCTCCCAAAAGAAGAATGGACTGCGCCTGCATTCCGGTGAATGAACCCTGAAAGGTAGCAACGTTGCCGCTTATCGACCATGAGGTAATATTCCACACAGCGCCAGAGTCCTGATGGATGTTGACGCCCTCAATCTTGACATCGTTGACAATGGCGTTGACGCCAGCGTACTTCCCAATCAAGATGCCGTTGCAATCCACTCCGCTGAATCCTGTAAGGTCGATGTCTCCGCCTGTTACCGTGATGTGTTGATTTGTTTGTCCCGTTCCGCCACCGCCCAAGATAAGCCCGGAAGGATTCCCGAGGAGTTGAGGTTTTATGATGTTGTTGGCGAACTGCACATCGTGAGAAGCGATTGTATTCGTGTTGCTAAGACTGATCGTGCCGCCTATGACTGTGTTGTTGCTCACCGCCGAATTGGTAAGCGATAACTCCATCCCACCACCAGTGTTGTAAGTCGTGACTCCTGCGGGCGGGATAATCGAGTTACCTTCGATAACCGCATTATCCATTGCGGTTGAAAATCCGTTACCACCACCCCCCGTGGGAGCGCCGTAAGAAGTGATCCCCTTGATTGTTCCGCCAAGGAAGTTACCGCACCCGGTGTTCGGTGTGTCCTCGATTCCAAATTTTGTCGCCCCAGCGGTGTTATTTAGAACACCCCCAATCCATTGCGGGCCGAGCGCTGTTGACGCGCAGCCTGAGCCGCCTGTCTGTAGCTGAGGGGCTGCAAATATGGCGTCGTTGTTTGGAGTATCCAAACCCCAGCCAGAAATATCGAGGCCCACCCAGATTGGTGCGCTGGCACCATCGAGAAACACGGCTGATTGCCCCGACCCGCTGATGTGGCTCCCCGTCATAACCAGACCTGAAACGTAAGGGGCGCTTTCGGATGTAAGGACGGAGATGCATGAAACTTTGCAGTTTTTCAGTTGCGCGGCGATCTGGATGTTCTGACTCGACGCGGTAGCGGACCCGTTGGGACCGTTGCTCCCCATCCAGATCAGCCCTGTTCCAAATGCGGTTACGGTCTGGTTAGCCTTATTGCCGTCGAGTGTCAAGCTATCGATTTGGACGTTGCTGGCCGCGAAGGTCGCGCCGTCTGCCATTTGCCACATCATGCCAGATGAATCGTTGTTTTGAAGCAGAAGGGTGGTTACAACGAATCCATCTCCGTAGATGTGGTTATTGCCAAGTAGCTTATTTCCTCCGGGAACATTATAAAAACCAGCTTGAAGATATAGACCGTCTCCACTTGGAAAAGCAGGTAGAGGCGTCGTCCATGCCACGCAGGGACGGGCGGTAATCAGCGCGGGAGCAGGATTGGCTGTATAGGCCGCGATGATCTTTGCCCCGAGGTCTGTCCCAGGAAACAAGCAAGCATCGATTAACGTTCCTGTGTTGCCGCCCGTAGCTCCTGAGTTGAGCGTATAGGGCCCGTAGTTTCCATAGGGCGTGACAACCCAATAATCTACCAAACCTCCCTGATACCAGAATCCCACATCAGCCGCCACGCCTGTGGACGCTGTGCAAGTGTTCCCAGGTAGCAGGACAAGCGGAGTCGAAGAAAGGCATGGGGTTGATTCTGTCGAGTCTGTATATGTGGTAACTGGATTAGCTTGGCAAGCCGCATAAGTCGATGAAGGATGAGCGCACACCAGCGCGGTAGCATTGGCAACCCATAGAGTCTGAGGCAGCGGGCCTCCGCTTGAAGGTACATTGGGGCCGTATGTCTGCTGGAACTGGTCAACGCGCACGGCCTGCCCGAAGGCGGTGCCGCAGAGAAACAGCAGCATCAGTGCCGTCATTAACCCGCGCCATGTCGAGCGCGGCCAATCCCGCTCATAGCAGATTTCCGCAAGCGAGTACAACACGCGAATCGCAACCAAAATAACCGCAGCGAACAGGATCACTTAGCCTCCTTCTTTCTGTCTTGCTGTAGAGCCGCCGCCGCCAACGGGCGAAGAGATCCCGCCTTGCTGAGAGTTCGAGCCGCGATCATCTGCCCCTCTGGAGATGCAATCAATTCAGGGGCCAGTACGCCGGTCAATCCGCCAGCGATAGCTCCCGGGACGCCGCCCTCTTTGTATCCTCCTGCGGCACCAACGCCGCCGAGAGTCAAGGCCCCGGTATGCGCTCCAAAGCGCCCTAGAACGCGCTGCGTGGTCCCTGCATTGCGCGATATGGAGTCAGCCGCTCTTTGTGCGGGAATAAGATTTGAAATTCGGCTATTGAGCGGAACCGTCTCAGGAGCTGTTCTAGCCAGTTCTCCAGTCATGGCTCCATACGCTCTTTGTCCTGCTGCATTAGCCATCTCGTGCGTTGCCGGGTTCCACGTCAAATGCTCGTCGCTGAATCCTTGCTGTAGACGCCCCAAACGCGAAGGAGTGATATTCGCGGGGATTGGTTCTCCGCTCACCGCTCCCGTGTGTAGAAAATCGTGCATGTTACTTACTTGCCCATGAAGCGTAGGAGCTTCCATGCTGCGGGCATTGCCCATCGCTTCTGACAGCACGTTTCTAGCCGGTCGCAGAGATGCCACATTGTTTGGCAACGTCTCAGGAATTGGCCCTCCGCCCGTTGCGCCCGGGCGAACCAGCACACCTTGGGTTGGCTGTCGACCTCCGTAAGTTCCGGCGCGCTGGCCGATATATTCGTTCGGCTTTAATTGACCGGGATTATCCCATGCAGGATGAATTTCCGCTGGCGCATTGCGGATGCTGGTCGAGGTAATCGGTTGTGTCGGATCGTAAGGCTGATTCAGGCGGATGGGCTCTGACAATCTCCCCGGAGTAAAAGGCTGCTGATGCAATGGAATCTCTTGTGAAGGGGCAGGAAGAAGACCCTTGACGGGATTAGGTTTTACGCTCGCATTGTCAAGAAGCGCTTGCCGTTCTCCATATAAAGATGAAATTTTGTTCTTTGCGCTATCGGCGATAGTTTCGGGACGGATTCCCGAAGTTTCATCCAATACCGCTTGACCTATATCTCGGCCTCTTCCACGCATTGCCGCTCGTATTCCCAAGGCCCCTTCCGCAATCTTCGGAGCCGCTGCCTGCATTCCAGCGCCCAGCAAAGCACCGCCCGCACCCGCCGCCGCGCCTGTGCCAAATCCTCCACCCTGAAGTTTATTGACGATCCCGGACGACAGCGCCGATGCCCCGATGCGCCCCGCTGTCTGCGCCGCTTTGGGCAGCATGGAAACAGCCTTTTCCTCTGCGCCTCCGGGAAGCATGAACTCGCCAGCTTGCTCCACTCCTTTGCCGAGCGTCTGCATAATTCCGTGCGGCTGGTTAGCATTCTCGCCTTCTGATCCGAGATAGTCTTGAACGTCTCCTGGCATAAGCGACTTGACGCCTGGAATCTTCGACTCCAGATTGCCGATGCCGCGAATAGTGTTTCCCGCGCCTTTAACTAAGCCTTTCCCGAAGTTCATCGCTCCAGTTCCGATGGTTTGAAGCATGGAAGGCTCCGCGGCGGACGTACCAGTGGCGGCGACCGTAGGGGCAGTCGGCGGCGTCCCCAATTTCTGAGCGTAGAGTGCTGCGTAAGGATTGGTACTCATTGCCCCCCCATCAGAACATGCCGTACCTGAGAATCAATCCTGCGGATAGTCGCAGGGTCTTTGGCCTCGTTCAAATCGTCAAGAGCTTTGTTGATTACGGCCTCTTTCGCGCCTGCTATCTTCTGCACATCGGAGATGATCCCCTTGAGCGATTGAACCTGTTCCGGCGTCAGTTTGTTGCCATCGCCGAACTGCTGTAGAAATGCGTCAAAGTCACCCTTGAAGCCGCGGGCGTGAGCAATGGAGTTCAATTCCGCTTGCGTGATGCGAACGCCAGAACCAGCACCACCTGCCAAACCAGACAGCGACTTGACGGAGCCGAGAGCCGCCCCCATCGCGCCTTTACCGATAAGGTCCCCAGCCTCCGACAGTTTCTCGTTCTGGCTCTGGTAGGTCTGCAAATCCTTATCCCATTTATTGCGAACGTAGGTAAACTCCCGCTCCGTCTTTGCGTCGGCAGTACGATTCTGCGTATTTGCCGCGTTCTGCTGTTGAATCACAACGCGCTGCTCGCCCATCGGGTCAATGTCTTTGAGTTGCTGCTGGAGTTTCTTCGCAGTTGCCGTGTCGCCCGAGTTTTGCGCGGCAACCAACTGCTGCTGAAGTTGCTCTTTCGGCTGTACATTCTTGTTTTGACTCTGTACCTTCAGCCAATCTTCAATAGGCTTACCCGGATTCTGCTGCTGCCACGCCTCGAAATCCGTTTTAGCTTGTGGATGCAGAAGTGCAGCCGCCTGTGCATTATGCTCTTGAATCTGCGCTTGATCGAGCGCGGGCTGGTCGGCGGCATGGGCTTGCGCTTCCTGTGTCTGTGCCTGCCGCAGCGGTATCTGTGATTGAATATCTGCCGTGGTCGCTTCCTTGCCCGCATTGGTCTCATCCTGATTCACCGCGTTATTCGCATGAGCCAATGTAGCCGCGTGGTAACCAGCGGTTCCCGGAATCATGCCCTCCGCGATGCGTCCCGGCCCCGTAAGAGACAGCGCGATATCACCTAATGTAGCCGCGCCTTGAGCGCCGTAGCCAAGCACTTTCGCCAGCGTGGGGTGGTTCTGCCCGAACTGAGTTCCCTCAATCTTGTGTGCGATCTGAGAAATGCCGCTTCCACTGTCGAGAATATGATTCCTGCGGGCTTGATCTATCTCAAGTTGCGAAGGTGTTTTGATCACTTGCGGTTGTGGGGCGCTGGGAGTCTCAGGCATTCCCGGTTGCGGCATCGAGATAGGTTGCGACGGCTCTGGTTCAAGCGTGTGGTGAACCGTCATCGAAAGAGACGGCGAAGGCGCTTGCGGTGTGGCCAGCGGCTTAGGGTTGGCTACAGGAGCACCCGCAGACGCAATTGAAGGACCGCTAGCGCCGGGGGATGGAATGGGCGCAGCACCGCCAGCGGGAGCACCGCCGCGCATGGCCGCAACGATAGACGCACGAACGGCGGGGTCCATGCCGGCGAGGATCGGATTGACGGCTGGACTGCCCATCTATCCCCGCCGCTGCGGGAATTCGCCAGCCGCCCCGATGCCGCTGGTCAGCAACTTCATCCACGGATCTTGATACTGGTCCTCTGTGCCGAGTGCCTGATTGCTCAGTCCGAGCTCCGTATTTCCCGCCCCGAGCGTCGTTCCATAGAGATTCCCAAGCTCGCTCTGCGCATGTTCCTGCTGCTGATTCTTCAGATTTGCGTTTTGCACCTGAATACCTACAGCCTGCTTGCCGAGTTGCTGGCCTGCATTCTGCGATCCGGCTGCGATGGCATTCCCAGCCGCGCCCGCATTCTTGGTGCGCTGCTCGTAGAGTTTGCCTTGTCCAGCCGCGCCCGCCGCAGAGCCACCAGCCGATTGCATCGCCGCAGTAGTCTCTGCCGCCAGCGTGGTAGGGCTGTTTCCTTGTGGGTTTATGCTCTGGTTCGTCAGTTGCGGCGCAAGAGTCCCGTAGAGGCTCGCAGCGTTGCCGAAGTTGGTTCCGGCTTCGCCCTGCGCGGTGGCGGAGTTTTCAATAATTGGGAATTTGCGCCCTTGCCCACTAGCGTGCCCCCCTGATCGTCCAACTTGGGTTATTGGCAACCCACCCAAACCAGCGTTCTAAGTGGCGGCCATAAGAGGCGGCTATCGAACGGGGCAAAAAAGCATTGCCGTCAGTATACCCCTTTGCCTGTAATTCCTTGTTCATTTCACGATGGATAGCAGCAATCCGCCCCATTTTCACAAGCGGGTGGCCAGTCTTTCCCATGATTAGAAACAGCTCTACCGTGCGCCGCGCAACGCCCGCGGCTACCGGAACGTCCTGATCATCGACCACTACGGTGATGTTCTCGATATCGTTTGCGAGCAGATCCGGCATCTTGTAGTCATAGCCAGCCTCGATGTACAGCGCTTTGAGCGTCGGCACATCCTCAATCTTCATGGGGCGGGTGTTCATACGGTGCCTCGCGTTGGCGGCTTGCCTGTAGTAGAGCGAAACGCCGCAGACCCGAATCCCTGAAGCCCTTGGCCCGGTTGCCCTGTCCCGCTTCCCTGCGAGGTTCCAAGTGGCACATTGACCCCTCCGGTTACCGCCTGGGGGATTGTGCCACCGTGGAATACCGGCGGAGTGTTATCGCTGGTCTGGTAGGAAGCGAACGCCTGAAAGTAGAGCTTCTGCGATCCGGTCGCAAGATCGATTTCGCGCGCTGGACCGGAGTAAACCGGGAATGGGTTCGTGAACGCTGGACTCGCGGAAGACTCGACGTGGTAGTAAGCCCCCCGGTAGAACTCGCTCCCGTGGTTGATTGAGACGTGGTGCCCAACGGATGTAGGCGTAACGGTCACCGCCTGCAACGGCGGCGGCGGGGCAGGATTTCCGCTGGCGTTGGCGTTAGTCTGCCCTTCGACCATCTCCCCGCATTTGACGATATCGCGCAAGGCTTCCGCAAGCTTCACCGCGTAACCGGCATCGGTAGGCTTGGCGGAGCTGAGATATTCTAAATTCCTCACCACGTAACTCATTGTGCAGACCCCCTCACCATCAAACGTGCCTTTCTAAGCCACATGGCAACCTTCCTCAAGGTAAACCCATTATCTGTTCCGGTGATTGGACTCGACGCGAATTTGACGAAAATGCGCTGCGCTACACAACTCCCACCAGACCACTCAAGGTCAAATTTCGGATTGAGGGCCAGCGTCCTTATGCCTGTCAGTGCCCACGGATTTTGCAGGTTGTCGCACAATAAGAGTCACGGTGATATTCCCGGTTCCAGCGACCATTGCCGATAAGTAAGCTACCTGCTTCCTTGCCCGGCGTCCAGTTGCAATGCTTGCTCCTGGTCAATCGATGGAAGCGCCGCCGTCACGTAGTAGGGGAAAATCTGCCCATAATCATCGTCGGTAAGTTTCGCCGGGTTCAAGGTGTAGATATTTCCAAACCCAGCCGCCGCGCCGTATGCTTGCCCATTGCCGCCAAAGAAGACAACACTCAGCACACCGGGCGCGCGGTACATCAAAGCCGCGCCATTGATAGGGAGATTCCAGCGCGTCCACTTGCGCGTGTTGTCTGTGGCGATCAAGCGGCCGGCTAACGAGGGGTGAAACGGAGGGCTCGCCGCGATAGCTTCAGCGGAGTCCAATTCCCGGTAATTCACGGGGTAGATGATATTCGGAGCTGTGGCACCGCCAGTCCCGCTCACCGGGAGCAGCGGTAAACCAAACCAGATCGTCCGGCTGGATGGATCGTTGAGCGCCCAAACGCGGTCAAAGCCGCCGCAGGATTGAGTTGCGGCCATACTTGATTATTCTGCTGATCGAACCATGCAGACTGAATCTCCTGCCCAATCTTGTGCGCCATCGACCCGCCAAAGATTCTTGGTCCTGAGATAGACGCCCATGCGAACCACTCTTCTCCGCCAGAAGAACTGCGGTTATCCGCTTGGCTCTTTGTCATCGTGAATGCTGAAATAGCACCACAGGCGGAATCGACTTCCTCCACATCCCATCCTGCAGGCTCAGTGTTCCCGGCGATCACTTCATGTAGCCGCCCCTCCGGATCTTGCGTCAAGAGATAAAGAGCGTTGCGAATAACCGATCCGTCCATGATCTTGTGTGTATCGTCCGGAGGACCGTATTCCCCCGTTACCCCATTGAATTGCTCTGGCGCGTTCAAATACGACCCGTTGAGGAGGTTTTCGATATAAGGAGTTTCTGTGGGAATCAGGAACATTTCATCCGCAATGATTGCCGAGTTGTTTCCGGAGGGCATCGTCGCATAGACCGTCAACAGCATGTCGGATGGAATGGCTTGCGGAGTCGCAACAGAGAAAACAGCCTCACAGAATGAACCACCCGACATCGAGCTTCCAGGGGTCATGGCAGCAGCCGGAACGGTTGCGGTGGATGTGAACCCTGTCGAAGCACTAGAAAGCGTGGCAACGAACGCCACAGGCCCATTATTGCTGGTATAAGGGTCGAGCCAGACGCGGATTTTGTAGACCAAGTTCGATTCGAGAATTGGGCCGCCGTAGCAGTCCTGATAAGCAGACTGCGAAATCTGCCCGAATGCCTGATTAGGTGCAGTGAGAGCGATGCGCCATTGAGTTCCAGTCGGCCTCCACGCCGCCGCTACGGTCACTCCACTTGTGGGATTCGCGCCTAAGGTCCAGCCTTGGGGATTATTGATACCAGCCTCATCAGCATCAAAACCCATATTGAGAAAGTTATTGACGGTGTTCCGATAGCCGAAAGGGGAAAGCCGCTGCTTCCAGTCGAGAAACCCGAGACACCCTTCGAGCGTGATCTGCTGCGCCGTGTTGTAGGTTGGCGTCGATGTGCCGATTGCTGAGTAGAGCGTCGGGTCGCCAAAATCCAGCAGCACCGCCGTTGTTGTGTTGTCATTGATCTGCGTAGCCGTCGAAACTACTTGCCCATTCACTTGAGCTGGTACCGGGATGTAGAAGAAGAAACTGCCTTGCGCCCCGGTAAATTCAAGCACTCGGGCGACGATGTTTGACGGACCTAAAGCCATACCCGTCACGCTGACATACTGACCACCGGCGGCCTCAAATTGCGTATAAGGAGACGGTCTGGTTTGCTGCCCTTGACGGGTAATGTAAGACATTCGGCAAAGATGCAGCCCTGGCGCACACTGACCGTAAGGCGTAACTGTTCCGGTAACGGTAGAGCTGGCATTTGGCCCGTACTGCTTATAGGTGAAGGATGTTGGACTCGGAACGCTGTTGACGTAGAAAGTTCCATCCCAAGCGAAGGTAACCGTGCCCCCGGTCCACGTCCCATCCGGATAATTCATCGACATAGTAAAAGTCGTCGGCGTCGGCGCGGTGTTCACCGTGAAATAGTTCGGCGCAACTCCCGTAGTGACAAGCGGCCAGATATAAGTCACGGTTCCTGTGTCCGCTGCGCTGTAGGCTGTGATGGTGCTCACAAAAACGAATGTAAAGGTGTTAGTGGAGGGAACCGTGGCGATCACCCACTGCCCGTTCACTGTCGTGTTTGTGACTGCTGCGACAAGCACTTCAGAACCGACTTGGAGATTGTGTGCTGCAGCCGTAGTCACGGTGACCAAATCTCCCGCGAAGGCAATGTTGGTTATTGCCGTGCCTGCAACTGCTCCCACTACACCTAAAATGCTCACCTGATTCAGGGGGAGGAGCCCATGCGGGGTGTTGGTTGTGACAGTGGCGATCCCGGGATTGGTTTCATTGCTGATGACGATTGAAGCAATTCCCCCACCAAGCGCCGCCGTGTCCATACCGGCGATGAGTGCCTGATAGCCATTCTGAAGATTGTGTGGCGTGGATGTGACACCCAGGACCGTATTGTTAGTCCTCACCAATGTGGCGGGAGGTGTTCCGGTCAATGTTCCGCCTGTGGCTGTAACGAAGGTGCGCGATCCGCCATAAAGACCCGTCTTCAGGTGCGTTCCATCGATGATCGCGAGAATTAACTGCGTTCCGTTCAGACCCGTAGCACCTGAAATCGCCGTACTTTCGCCAACCACAAATCCAGCAGTGGAAGCCACCACTAAAGTCAGCGAAGTATAGACGGAATACTGATTTGGAGGTGTCCCGAGAATGGTAGGGTCTGTCGTGGTAATTGACGTGATGGCCGTGGTCGTGGCGGCGGAACTATTCGTCAGGGTAGAGGATGCGAGCGCCAGAGAAGTCACTACAGGCGGCGTGGCGGGTCCGTCCTGCGTCACGCGGTCAATGTAGGTGCCATCGTATTGAATCGGCATCTCAGCGCCGTGCAGCCCGTCTGAGATGGAAAGAAACTCCCTCCCATCCACGGTGAGCGACCGGCAAAAACTTCCCGGCGTGGAATTAAGGAGAAGCGTTTTGACACCCGGCGAATTCGTCAAGTCCTCCACCCACAGAGAACCGTTCGAGTCCATAGTCAGATTCTTAATATCGCCGGTTTGAGTAACGAAGCTCTTGCCGTAAACGACAGTCGGCACGAGCGAACCTGGCCCTCCGGAAGGAAAAGGAGTTGAATAAACCTTCTGGAGGGCGGGCCTTGATCCGGCAGAACCCGGAACAAAGACCATATCCTGATTGTCCGGAGACACGCCCTCGGGCAGAGAATCGGCTTGCATCTCGGTGACCCAAGAGCCGAAAGTCTGCACCTGAACAGCTTGTGCTCCGGCAGGATTGAAACTCACCGCTCACCCCTATACGAAAGCCGGAAAGGTGACCAGCGCGAAGAAAACGGCGGTAGACAAAGCACCCGAATAGGCGTTGCCTTGCGTAAATTCCGTGCCTGCAAGCGAGAAGTTCACAACGCCATTGTCACGCGTCGTTCCGGGGCAATAAATGCCGGTATAGAACGATGGCGCGGTGCCTGCGGGGGGCGCTTCAAAGATGAGAACGCTGAACGGAACCTGGTCGGATGCGATTTCGCTTAACAGTGAGAAACTGAGCGTGTCGCCGTGAGTTGCCGCGCCGCCGTAGTTGGCTGAAAGCGCCAGCGCAAGCAGAATCGTTACCGTGCGCTCATCGGTGGTTGGGTTGCCGAGTACATTTGACTTCGTGGGTATGATCATGTCTTCTCCTAGAAACTGCGTGAATATCCGGGCCTGATCTGTTCAGAGAATCGGCGGCGGCTGGTCGTAGCGCGTTGCTTCTGTTTTGCTTCAAGATTGAAGACCTGCTTGGTTTCGTCTTCGGCCTCGGTCTTGAATGTTGCGGTGTCGAGGTCCGCACGTCCTACTGAGCACTCCGCCGCAATGTAGAGAGACAGCGGAGACAGCGCCCGCATCAAGGGAATCTGCTGGTTCGCAGCGTAAGGCGTAGCCGTTGAATACCACGGCACACCGTTCACTGTAGCGGGGTCTGGAAGGAAAGATGCGTACTCGATCTGCATGTCCATCGAGTAAATCGAGCCGGGAAAATAGAGCGCGTTGTTTCTCCACTCCCAGCAAGTATTCCACGCCTGCGGTCTGCGGTTTGGTAGACCGTCAAGAGCCTGACCCATCGGCTCGTCTGGGAAAGGAACTGCATTGTTCCCCACCGCGGCCATGCGCTCCCAAATCTTCAACGGGAGGATACAGTCAGCAGGCAAAAGCCCTACAGTTGGCGGATACCAGAAAGAAACTCCGTCGAAGTAATAAGTCCATGACAGCGCCGTTTGTACAGAGGGATCGGTAGCCGCGTAGACGGGGAAGTTATACAGCACGCAGCGGTTTTTGAACGCCGAATGCCCCATCTGTGCGAGAAAGGTTTGAAACTTCCTCCATGCTCCAATAACCATCGTTTGCGTGAAGACGTTGGTATCCGTCAACACCTCTCCCCCAAGCGACTGAATAGCGTCATTCAGCCGCGTGCGGGCGAGTTGTAGCGCAGTCTCCCAGATGTCGAAAGGGGGCCGTCGGATTAGGTGCTGGCAAAGGACTCATTTAGCCCATCTCCTCATCGCCACGTATCGCAATTACTTTCCTTTCGGCTTCATTGCCGCTTCCTGTTCGGCGATCAATTTGGCGTAGGCAACCTGATCGAATACATATTCCTTGCAGGCCCCGCACTTGAGCACCCCTGCATCCGACATGGTTCCGCAGATTTTGCACTTCTGGCGACCCTCGGGATTGCGCGCAATCAGCCACGGCTCATCGGTCAAGTTGAGAATTTCTGCCGCAACGTCGTGGCGTCCTTTGACGATGGCCTGTCTTGCGAACGGCTCATTCGATGCGTAGAGTTCCCGCGCCTCGGCTACCAATCGGCGGCACTCCTCTTCGAGTTCCAGCCGCGCCTCAATCAGTTCATCCTCGGTGGGTATCTCGCCTTCGATGACAGTGCAGCCGCGATGCCGCAGAGAGAACACCTGATTCTGCCCACGTCCCTCGCCAAGAATCTCCCAGGCGAAGCGCCGGCCGTCCTCATCCTGCATTTCCATCTCGGCTTCGTTCTTGATGACATTTTCGGTCTGCACGGCGCTGATTGGAGACACCCATTTTCCCGTCCCTGCGTCGAATGTCAGCATCTCGACGTAAGGTGTCCCGCGCGGACAAGCGGGCAGCGTAAATGAGCCGTAACTGCCAGCCCAGACGGTGTGCTCCCACGGCCCAACGTTGATGACGTGGATTTTCTTCCTTTTGGCGTCCACAATCCACGGCTTGAGCGGATGCACGATGCGGCTGTTGACGGATTTGCGAAACTCCGCTTGATCCTTCTCGGCGTCGGCTACGCTGAGAACCTTTCCTGAATCGGTAGTCAATCCCATTTACGCTCCTTTTTGTCTCGAAACTCTTGCTCCATTGACGCGCGGCATCTTCCTCTTGAGGTCTTTCGCCGCTACATCGAACCTGAAACTCTTGACGGAATGCACTCCGCCTCCCGGGAGGCTGGTAGGCCGCATCCCGAACGCTGGCCTGTTTTCCACGAGCTTATCGATGCCGAGCTGATGACGGGCTCGCTGCTCTTTTGCGTAGTGCTCATCAATCGCCTGCTTGACCGCTGCAGGATCGTTCGTCTTCGCTTTCGCGATGATCCCCACGAGCCATTCAAGATTACAGTCACCCGGTGCCACGGCTTCAAACGTGTGGACGTGATGATAAACGCCGCGATGCGGATAAGGGCCACTGGGAAGCAAGCCAGTCGTAGAGTCGGCCATAAGCCAGTTATAGGTTGTCTCCGTCATGCCCGAATCCTCGAAAGCGGAGATCCATTTTTCGAGCACCCAAACATCGCCGAGGTCACGGTACTTCGGGCGCAAGCGATATTCCACCGCGCCGTCTGGCCACTTGCCGCCGATCATGGTATGAACCGAGGGCGCAAAGACAATGCGCCACAGGTTCTCTTGAAACGAATTGAGCCCGAATCGCGCCATGCCCATTGGGAAATGGCGCGGGTCCGGTATTCCCAAAATTGACTCAGACTGCGCGATCATGGATTACCCTGTGGAATCACTTGCCCAATATTCCCTTGGGGATCGTTATGCCTGATGCAAACGCATTCAGACGCGATTGAACAGCCACCACCTGGCCCATCCAGATCATGTAAAAAACCAAACTAGATTGAAGACCGCCGCTCTGCCCATAGATCGGGAACAGCGTTTGTCCGCCCACGGAATAGAAATCCACCGGGACGGTTTCGACGCGGCTCCAGTTCTTCAGGCACAGATAATCGAGGTATCCCGGCAGCGCGCGCACATTGACAAGATTCTCGCGTCCGCCAATCTGATCGCTGGCCTTCGACTTGAGCATATCCGCCGAACGGTCGCCGGAAGTGGCGTTATAGTCCAGCCGCTGCACGAGAAGCGCATTCTGCTCCCAGGCGTTGCGCACGTCCACATTCGAGTGAGCAACGGTCTTGGCGCTGTCGGCCTTGTTGGTGCCGAGCGACAATTCACGCTGCGATTCGAGAGCGCGGACAAGCGCCGGCGTCAGGGGGCCATTCACAGCCACGGTAGGCGTGTTGTACTTGCCGGGGAAGGAACTGCGCTGCACATTCAGCCAGTTGCCCGTGTTGGCGCTCACCTGGTAGTAGCGCAGACCAAACAGACCGGAGTTCGGCTGGCCGGATGCGCCGTTCATGCAGAGCTTATAGCCGGTTGCGACTGACGCGGTGGGAATCGGATTTACCAGCCAGATCACGTTCGATAGGATATCGACGCTCTCAACCGTTACCGTGGCGACGAATGAGCCCGTGCCACTGGTGTTGGTCCAGATATCAATGTCCTGATCGTCCTGGAAGAAGTTGGCATTATTGACGCCAAATCCAACCGTGCTCGATCCGGAGGTTTGCAGGTTGACGATGGAATCGAGCGCGTCATCGCCCGCTCCCTGAAGCCACGCATCCATGTAGCCGGCGAAGTTCTCAGCGGCCATCTGGTGCGTTTCAGTGGCAAAGTTCTCAATCGCCTTTTCGTCGGTGTCAGTCGCCAGTTCCGCCAATTTGGTGTAGCTGGCCGCGTAGATCAAGGTGACCGGCGACACGGTACCGGGAACGGTCTGAGGACCGGAACCGATGCCCATATCCGCGCCATCCAATGACCCTCTGCGACCCTTGCCACCGCGAATCGGCATGGTGGGCACACGGGAAGGACGGTTCGATACTGCCTTGATTTTGGTGTTTTCTTCGATGCGTTTCCAGAGCACCGAAGCGCTCAAGGACAAGTCCTCAAGCTCGGGACGAACGTACTCCTGTTGGAGTGCGAGGGATTGACTTACGTCGGCAACAGCCACGGCGCAGCCTCTTCAAAGTGAATTTTCCGGTTTGCCGTGGTCTCGGACTCATTGAGCCGAGTAGCACCGCGCGCCAATCCACTTCAGAAGGGAAACCGCCGTCAGCACTTGGGCACTTGGCCCCGCTTCCAGTCCCGAAGTTCATTTGGTGGAGTCTGGTTTCGCCGTATTCGCCCAGTGTCCCCTTCTCGTTTCCCGACTAAACACGGTATGGCGGGAACGAAGGCTCTATCCTTTACAGGTCATGCCTGCAAAACATCTTACACTAAGCCACTTCGCAGAACCTCAAGAAATTCATGAAACTCAGGGTGTCGCGTCAGGATGTCCAATACGCGCTCCGAACGTTCCTTTTGGGTGGTATGGTGGGAAATCTGTCCACTAAGACCGTATATGCGGCTTTCCGCATCGGTCATAGGCATCGGTTCTCGTGTTTGGACGCAATCGCCATAATTCTGCGGATAGGGTGAGGTAGGCGGGGGTACACACTGACCTACGCCATGGTCCTGCGCGGCCTTCAGCTTTGACTTGATTTCATTTTCGTACATTTTCTCTCCTTTTTGGTGATACATTCTAACGCCAGCGAACCTTGCGGCCGCCAATCAAAACAGCTTTCCCTTGATTCAGCATAGCGGTATCGGTCCTGCTCAAATCAATGCGCGCCATGCCCTGCTGTGTCCGGGGATGGCCGGGAATCTTCTCGTAGACGGGCTCGCCGGGAACCGTCTTAGCCGCCACTTTCGGCACAACTTTCAGGCCCCGGTTCCTCCAACCTTCGGCGCTGGTCCCTTGACCGTCTTGATATTCAGGTCGGCAATGGCGCGGGCCGTGGCCGTGGGGATAATCGCAGCATACTTCGAATGGAGCAGACGCCGGTATCCCTCGTAGTTTTTCGCCTTCAGGTACGAATTCATGCTCTCTTTGAATTTCGTGTCCTGCGAGAACCGGAACGCCAATTCCTCATCGACCTTGACGCGAATGCGGTCCTGATCCGCCTGCGAAAGATTCGCGCCCGCAATCCTGGTGGCTTCCTTGCCGATCATCGTCACGCCGAAGGGATTTGACTGCGCATTCCACAACTGCCGCGTCAGCGTCTCTTCGCGTGTAGCCGCGACCGTCTGCGGATCTTGCTGCGCCGCCGCTGGCTTGTCTGGCCCCTTGATCGCCTTGATGGGCTTGCCTGCCAAAGTCGTCAGGTTGTTTGTCCATCCCACCAGAGCGTTGTACGCCTTGATGAGTTCCGACTTCTCCGGAGAATCGGCGAGCCGCGGCAAAAACGCTTCCATCATGCGCAATTGAAGGGGAATCTCTGCCGCATTCATGTCCGAGACGACAGCCTTGGTCACGAGCGCGGAATACCCTTCGGGATTCAATTGCGCGTAGTGATTGAGAGCAGCCGGGATAAGGTTCTGGAATCCTTCAGGAGATGCGGTCACCAACTCGTCAATGACCGACACATCGCCCTTGCTGATCTTCACATCGAAGTCGCGCCAGCCTGCCAGCTCCGCCTTGACTTCCGTCATCACCTGTTCGAGCGGCGCACCCTCTTTGCCGGGGTACGCGAGGCCGGCAATGTCCTTGATGGTCTGCGCGGCCTTCTCGTAGCCGTCCGGGAGCGCCTGCGAGCCCTTGCCGTCGCGGATGAGCGCGGCGGTAATTTGCTTGGCAAGTTTGGCGTCGATCTTACCTTCGGCCTTGAGGGTTTCAAAGGTTTTCTGCGCCTGCTTGAATAGCGGAAGTCCGGAAACAGGTTCTTCCGCTCCCTCTATGGGTTCGACAGGGTCTTCGCCCTCAACAGGCTCAGTTGGTTCGGTGGATTCAATAGGCTCAATCGGTTCGGTTACCGATTCAATCGGTTCGGCGAGTGCTGCGCCTGCGCTTCCCATAGATTCTCCTTTTTGGTCATACGGTCGCCGCCCCAGGCGGCGTGGACTGCTTTTGAACGCTTGTAGCCGCTTCTGGAGCGTGCGCAGCGGGCGGCTTGGGTGCTGGCTTTCCTGCGGGCGGCGGCGGTGCCATCGCGGCGGCCTGCATAGCCTGCTGAATCATTGCCTGCTGATGCAGATCGGCATGAAGCTCGACATTCTGCACTCCAAGCGGGTTGCC